GCGAGACGATCGCCCTTGCAACACCGCCCATCAGACCCTCCAGATCATCAAAGGATCGCCCGGCGCGCAGATAAGGCCGTGACGATGGACGCTGGCCCAGCGCTGCCCGGTCCAGATGCCGGTCGTGCGGTTGTGGCCGTCGTCGGTAGGCGCGTTGAGGATCGCAGCGTCCCCCATCTGCGGCTCATCGACCACGGCCAGCCCGATCGCCTCCATGCCGCGCTGCCAGAGCATCAGCAGACCGCCGCCGCGCACAATGACGCGCGCAGCCGAACGCTCGCTGTCATAGGCAATGCCGGTCGCTTCCATGGCGCTGGCATGGCCACGAAGGACCAGCCACCGGTCGAGCCAGCGGGAACAGTCATGCGTCTGCCAGTCCCATGCCGGCCGCCGGGTGCGGAGATATTCGCCAAGCTCCATCATCGCGGCCCGAACCGGCGCAGCACGCCCTGATAAATCTGGGCCACATGGCTGAAGATCGCATCGGTAGGCGACTTGCGCCGCTGGTCCGCGTCGGTCCAATATGCCTGCGGCGAGCGATTGCGATCCGTGTCCTCGGTGGCGATCGAGAGGGTCAACACCCGCGACCGGCCTTCATCGGTTTCCTCGCTGCTGAAGGTCAGCTTGTCGGCAATGAACACGTTGTCATATTCGACATCTTCAAGCTGCAGTTCGTCATCGAAATAAAAGCGGACGAAATGGACCTTGGCCCCCTTGACCGATGCCGCTTCTCCGATCGCGATGGCGAGGACTTCTGCGCTGACACCGGACAGGCGGATATCGATGCGCTCGGCCTGGCCGTTGATCGGAATTTCGAAGTCGGTCGCGTTGAGCAGTTCGCCGCCGCCGAGGTAGATCGCCGGCTCGCTCTCCACGATGTCGGCCGGGATTTCGAGGTCGCCGAAGCCGCCCCAGAGCCGGGCCGGGGGATCGGAGGCTATGCGGATGCCGAAGGACTCGTTCATCAGCCGCCCTTCAACTGCGTGAACTTGTTGAGGGTGCCGGGCATAGATTGCTGGCTTTGCGCATAGGCAGCGCCAGCCGCGCGCGCCGAACTATCGCGGGAAATGCTGGCCATCTCAGCATAAAGCTCGGTGGTCACCACGGCGTTCGGAAGATTGAACTGAGGCGCGTAGACGGTTGGCTGACTGCCGCCGCCCGCCCGGATCGCCTTACTACCCACGCTCAGCGTCTCCCCGCGCGTGACGTTGGCGATCGGGCGCCCGTTCAGCGACAAGGTGTTTCGGTCGGTGCCGCCGCGCCCGCCAAGGACGCCCGAGCCGCCGGATGCGAAGCCTACGCCGGTGCCGGTTTCGCCGCCGCCCGCTGACCCTTGGAAGAAGGTGCTGATTGAGGTGAGGATATTGCCGAACGTGCCGCCTGATTCCCCCGTGCGACGCATGGAGTTCAGGAACGGCTCGATGATGTTCTTGTTAATGAAGATATCGATCAGGCCAGCAAGGAAAGGGTCTTTCACCCCGAGGCGCTTGGTGATGCTGTCCCGGATGCCGTCACGCACATAGTCCAGCTCCTGCGTGATCAGTTCTTCGACCTGATCCTGTGTGCTGGTGCTATTCAGGTTGCGGCGGTAGCGGGCTAGGGGGCCTTCATACTGCTGATTGACACCATCAGTTTCAGCCTGCTGTATCTGGCCAAGGGCATCTAGCCGCGCCTGCGCAATCTTCTTCTGGGCGTCGCTTGCGTCTTTGCTGGCGATCACCGCGTCGAGTTCAGCGCGCTCCTGTTGGTAGGCCAAATCTAGCAGGCGAAGCTCAATATCGCGCCGCTGTTCGCGCGTTTGCGCCAGGTCACCCTGCGCGCGCAGAATATCCTGCTGATTGCGCAGGTCGTTGACCCTGATATCGACGGCTTCCTTCGCCGTCTGCACATCGCGCTCGTAGATGACCTTGCCCGCCTCTAGAGCAGCGACGGTTTCAGTCAGCGCTACAATCTTCGCCTTCTGCGCGTCCGTGTAGCGCTTGTCGGCTTGAACGTCAGCGATGGCGGCGGCTTTATTGGCCTCGATGCGCTGCAGTTCGACCTTGGCGCGGTCTTCCGAATTGGTCAGTTCGACGGTCTTTAGGCGAAGAATCTCACTATTGAGCTGCGCTTCTTCGCGCGCGAACGCTTCTGGGTTTAGTGGCGAGCGCGGCGTGCGGGACTTCTTGCTGCCGGAAGATGCGGGTGTGGCTGCTGGCTTACCTCGGCCTGCTGCTGGTGTTCCAGGCAATGGATTGCCAAGAACATCGGTCCCCCCAACCATTCTGCGAAAACGATCTTCAGCCCTTTCGCCCTGCGATGTAGCCATCGACTGGTTGAAAGCCTTGAGAAACTGACCGGCGCGATCCGCTTCCTTCGCGAGCGGCGTCATCGAAAATTCGCCACCAGTATTGCCGGCTCGGCGCGCTGCCTCGTTGATCGTGGACTTGACGCGATTGTCGAACCGGCGGCCGAAGTTGTCGATGCCGATCAGGGTATTGTCGACATTATCGACCAACCTGAGAATGTTCGCGATACTATCCCGCACGTAGTTCGCACGGCCCTCGATCTGGTCGAATGCCGCAAACGCGCCGTCGATAAGGGGCTGGAACACGTCTGCCAGGCCTGCGAATGTGGCTCGTATTTCGGCGCCAGCATCGAATGCTGACTCTTCCATCTGAGCGAAGCCATCTGCGCTTTCGCCGAAGAAGCTGGCCAACATGGATGAGAACTGGCCACCCTGATCGAAAGCGGAAAATGTCGTGAGTGCGGCATTGGAAATGCGCGTCATCGCATCGCCAAAGGTCACTGGCAATTGATTGAACTCAGCGTCGATGCCAGCAGTGAACTTCTGATCGGTCAGTGCCGCCAGCAGCTTGTCAGAGGTCAACTTGCCCTCTTCGCCCAGCTGCTTGATCTGACCGATCGGCTGCCCCATGCTCTCGGCGAGCAGGCGTGCAAGGCGAGGGGATGCCTCAAGGATGCTGTTCAGTTCGTCACCACGCAACGCCCCAGCGGCGAGCGCCTGACCGAACTGCAGGGTTGCGGATGCGGCCTGATTGGCATCGGCGCCGCTGATCTTGAGCGTCTTGGAAAACGTCTCGGTGGCCCGCGCTGCTTCCGCCTGCGTGCCGCCGAGTTCCCTCGCCCCGCGCACAAAGTTGGCGTAGAGCGAGGCGGTTTCGGATAGGCCCGACCGCGTGTCATTGGCGATCCGGTTCACGTCCTTCTGCGCCTGACCGAACGACCCGAACCCCTGCGTGGCGAGCTTCAACGTTGCGTCGAGCTTCTTCGCTTCGTCAGCCAGCGTCAGGAATTGCCGGGTCAGTGCAATGACCGAGACGCCAGCAAGGGCTGACGACATGATGCCCGCCGCCCGGCTGACGAATGCTTCGGTAACGCCCGCGCTTTTCTGGATGCCCGACATGGCCTTGTCGAACTTCGCTTCCGCGCGCGCGACATTGGCCTCGTAGCGATCAAGCCGGGCCTCAAGCTCGACAACGACGCGATCGGCGGTGATCCCAGACATCAGTGGATCTTCCCGATGCCGGCGCGCTCCATGCGCAGGAACATGCTGCTCACGTCATCAGCGGACGGAGGCGCTTCCTCGCCGTCCTCATTGGCCAGTTCATGGTGATGGATTAGCGCGGCATATTCCGGCATGGTAATGGCCTCCGCATCGCTCAGGCCAAGCCCGAGGGTTCGGCAGTTGTGGAGGACGAGGCCCCAGTCGATTTTCGATGGCTCGGCCGCTTCAACGGGGCTTTTTTTTTAGCCTCCTGCGCCGGCGCATATCCGACATAGAGCGCGGCAATAATGGCCTTGGCGGTCAGGTGATGCTCCGCCAGGGCATGCCCATCGACATAGTTTTCTATCAGGCTGTTCGCGCGCAGGGCAGTCACATCGATCGCCTTGCCGTTCACTTCACCTTTGGCGCCGCCAATCAACCCCTGCCGCAGCGTCTCGACAACATCATGGATCGACCAGCCGCCGTGCATCAGCCGATGCTTCACAAGGTCGATCGGCCCGGCCTTTTCCTCGATTTCGATGATGCGCTTGATGGGCAACCGGAACAGATATTCGCCATCGGCGAAGGGCAGGGCGATCTCGGTTTGCATGGGGCAACGCTATGTGCGAGGCATGGCGCGGTGCTACGGACGGCAAGGGGAGGCGTGATCGTGAAGCAGTGCCCGCAATGCATGAAGCAAATAGATGCCCAGGCGCGGGTGTGCCCCTATTGCCGGACCGAATTCACGAATGATGAGATCACCTCGGCGACCAAGCTTTCGCGTATCCGTGGGGCTGTTGGATTGGCGATTGTCATCGCGATCGGAGCCGGCATCGTCAAATCATGCGGACTCTAACATGTTGCGATTTTTTAGAACGGTCTTCGGAGATGCTCAACGCAGCGATTCGCCGTCGTCCAAAATCCGTGGGACTGGGGCAAGCGCCCCTTCAGATACCAAGGCCGTTCGGCGGCGCTTGGAGGAAAGTGGCATTCATGATGCCACTGGCGAAGTGATTGACTTCATCATTCTGAACCACAGACGAAATGGGAGGGATGTCTGGAGGGAACCGGAGTTCATTGCCCTATCCGAGGCTTGGGGAAGAGGATCTCCCAAGGATACCTGGTTTGAAGTGATAAAGCCGTGCAATTGTGTCCTGAATTGCCTTGCTGACATGCGCAGGGCCAGCGAAGCAGGAATCACGCAATTCAAATTTCGCTTTGGCGGCATGGCGGCAGGACACTGCAGCTATTCAAGGAGGATGGATAGCCAAGTCGTTGCGGTTGCAGATGCACCTGCATTACCTTCATCCGAATGCGAGCATCCAGACCAGTGCGGCTGCCGCTGGCAATCATGGCTCCCACTGCTGAGTGAAATAGAATAAGGGCGGCCTTTCGACCGCCCCTCAAGGTTCGCTGGCAGATGGAGAGGGTTAGGGGTTGGCGACGAAAGTCTTCGGCCCGGCCGCGCTGATCGTGATGCTGATGTTCACATATTCGCCGTTGTTGCCGGTGATGTTCAGATCGGTGATGAAGCCCGGACCCTGGTAATAGCCGTCGATCACTTCGCTGCCGGTCGGCTCATCGAACATGAAGCGGAAGTTCGTCGGGTTACCGCTGTCGAATGCTTCCTGAACATCGGCAAGCAGGGGGCGATGGAGCAGGCCCGAGCCGCTGATGGTCCAGTCCGTCGCACCGGCATCGCGCACCGTGATGGGCGTGGCGTCGGGATCGGCGCAGTCCCAATCCACCGTGTCGTTCGTTGCACGGGTTTGCTGGAAGCCCTTGGTGGTGATGCCGCACATGGGCGAGAAGACTTCGGTCGGCGTCGCGCCGTCACCCATCATGATCGCGACGCGCGTCGATTTCAGCTTGTCGGTATAGGCCATTCCGCAACTCCAGCGAGGATTTGCGGGCAGGCTATGGATGAGGGGGCTGGCGCTCTACGGACGCTAGGTGGCGGTGGCGCGGACTGTGACCATGCCATGGTAGGCGTCAGCCTCGGCGCCGTCCTCGATCACCTGCGTCTGGGTCGCGTGGACGCCGAGCGATTCCCCGTCGCCAAGATCCACATCATCGATGCCGCTGACGATGCGGACGATGTGGCGGTTGATGGTCGCGGCCTGCGCTTCGGGGTCTGGCACGCTGGGATTGGCCAGTTTGGTGAAGCAATGGATCACGCCCGACTGCTCCGAACCGCTGCCTCCGTCCAGCTCAGCCACTGTGCCGATCAGCATGGGCACGCGGATGAAGGGGAAGGTGGGCGAGGCGGGCGGTTTGCCAGGATAAATCCGCGCTGCCGGCACGATCGCGGTCAGTTGCGCATCAGTCTTCAGGGCTGCGATGATCTTGCCCCTGACCGACAGGGATGGGTCCAGCGTCGTCATCGTTATCCGGCCCCATCCACCTGCGGATCGAGAACGACGGCCCCCACATCAGGAGCATCGTTTGATCCAGCCACTCGTCCACCTCGTCGGCTGTCGGAAATCGCGGGGGTTTCGCCATCGTCCGCAGCCTTACCACGGCGCTTGACCTCTGTCGCCCTGCCTTTCGCGATGGCGCGTTCTCCGACCTCGCGGCGCACTGTGCCCTCGTAGCCGGCGGGGAAGAACGTCATGGCGCGCGACGGCCACTTGTGGTCGTAGTCGGCGGTGAACTTTACCCTCATAGCGTGCCTCCTTTGACCACCCGCTTGACCGCTTCTTGGACGAGGCGCTGGGCTTTGGGTCGGGTCTTGTTGGCCGCTGGCTGCATGAATGGGCGAGCGGCTGTCTTCGAATCGCCGAACTCCATCTTAACCGGCCCCTGCTTCGCCCGGCTTGGCCCGTAATCAGTGATATTGGAGGCGAATGAACGGGCCGCCTTGCCCGCCTTGCGTTCGGACCCTTGCTCCAGTGCTGCGGCATATGGGGCGTCCGCGACGGATAGCGCCATCAACTGGCTTTCGCGCTGAGTGTGGATGGAGCGATCGAGCATGTGCGTGTCAGCGTTGGGCGGGTCACCTGGGTCACTGGCGACATGGTTCTTGCCGCTAACGGCGCCGTTCGTGATCGACAGGGCGGCTTCGGTGCTGAGATAGTCGGCCGCAACGTAGATCGCCTTGCCGACCTCCGCGCGCATCGCTGCGCCACGGATGCGCTTGAGGCGGGCCTTGTGGGCTTTCTGGCCGGTGATGGCGACCATCAGCCTGCCGCCCGCCCCCGGCAAACCCAATGGCTCGAAGCCGCATCCAGATCGGCGCTACCGACCATCCAGCGCTTGCCGCTGACGGTGATCTGGCAGTCCGTCGTCACCTCAGCGCCAAGCTCGGCGGTCAGGATGATGATCCGCACATCGCCTTCCGAATAGTCCTCGCTTTGGCGCATGGCATAGGTCGCGGCATCCATCTGCGCGCGGCACGGGATATCGGTTTCGGGGCCATAGGAGATATTGCCCTCTTCATCATCGGTGCGCGTGCCTGGCACATGCAGGGTGGCCGGCAGATACAGCCCGGCCAGCGCCGCGCCGAAGATGCTGGCGATGCCGCCATCGAGAAGCCCCATCAAAACCTCCCGTAAGGCAGCGGGCCGGCGAATCCGTTGAAGCCGCACCCGCCGATGACGGGGCCGGTGCCGGTTACGCGCGGGCCGGCCAAACAGGCCTTGAGCATGGGGTAGACCTGCTGGCCATAGCTAGTCGCGCCATACTCGCCCATGTCCGCGCCGCTTGACGCCGCG